GTGGTTCAACTATTACTCCTTTAACTTTTGATATGTCTGATGCTGGTAAAGCTACATTTAGTGGTAATGTAATTGTATCTGGAGATCTTACAGTATCCGGTGATGATATTACTATGGGTACAAACACTGCAGGTAATTTATTAGTTGCGGATGGTACAAACTTTAATTCAATTGCTGCAGGTAGTTTATCTGAAATATCTACAGTAGCATCAGACGATGTATTTATAGCAGTAGACACTTCAGGTGGTGGACTTAAAAAAATTACAAGATCAACTATTGTAGCAGGATTAGCTACATCAGGTGCAATATCAAATTTAGTAGAAGATACATCACCTCAGTTAGGCGGTGATCTTGATACTAACTCTGCAAATATTTTAATTGACGATGCACACTTTATTGCAGATGAAAACGGTAACGAACAAATTATATTTCAAACAACAAGTTCAGCAGTTAATCAATTTGATATAACAAACGCTGCAACAAGTGGTGCACCAAAACTGTCAGCAACTGGTGGTGATTCTAATATTGATTTAGAAATTGAAGCAAAAGGAACAGGCCATGTAACTGTTAGAGGTAATACAAATGCAGGTGCTATCCAATTCAATTGTGAGTCTAACTCCCACGGCCAGATATTAAAATCTCAACCACACTCAGCAGCTGTTACAAACGTTATGTTATTACCAGATGGCGCTGACTCAACTTTAGTGTCTCTTGTTGCAACACAAACTTTAACAAATAAAACTTTAACAAGTCCAGTTATTAATTCACCTACAGGTGATTTTATAAAAATAGGAGGCACAAGTTTTGCAAACAGTATAATAGTTGGTCATGCAAGTACTGGAACTTTAAATGATGCTAATAGAAATGTTGCTGTTGGGATTGAATCTTTAGATGCAGTTACATCAGGAGACGATAATACAGTTGTAGGTTATGGTGCAGGAACTAGTCTAACTACTGGTTCCACTAATACGGCTATTGGTAATATTTCAATGAAATATGGTACATCAGGTGGGAAAAACTCATCATTAGGTTATCAGGCTTTATTAAATGCTAATGGTGATGGTAATATTGGTTTAGGTTATCAATCTGGAAATAATATCACATCAGGCTCTGGAAATGTCGTAATTGGAAATGCAGATGTTTCAAGTGCAACAGGAGACGATCAACTTTCAATATCTGATGGAGAAGATGGATCAGTTGTTTGGATAACAGGAGATAGTTCTGGTAATTTAGTTTTCCCTGCTGATGTTACATTAGGAGATGATTTACATTTAGATTCAGACGCAGCAGTTTTAAAATTTGGAGATGATGGTGAAATAACAATTACTCATGATGCTGATGTTGGATTAAAATTAAAACATACAGCAACCGCTGATGATAAACCAATTGTATTAACATTACAAACTGGTGAAACAGACATGGCAGCAAATGATGTCATGGGTGCTATTAGATTCCAAGCTCCTGATGAAGGAACTGGAACAGATGCTATTTTAGTTGCTGCTGCAATTCAAGCAGTATCAGAAGGTGACTTTAGTTCATCTAGTAATGCTACAAAATTAGAATTTCATACAGGTGCTTCAGAAGCTGCATCTTCAAAAATGACATTATCTTCTGCTGGATTATTAACAGTTACAGATGATATTGTATTTAAAGATGGTGGTACTATAGGTGTAACTTCAGCTACAGATGCTATGACAGTTTCTTCTGCTGGTATTGTAACATTTAAAGACGATATTTTAATTAAAGACGGAGGTACAATAGGTGTAGCTTCTGACGCAGATTCAATAACAATAGCATCAAATGGTGCTGTAACATTTTCACAAACACCGGTATTTCCAGATGGAAGTTTAGCATTAGCAGATTTAGATATTGATGGTGGAACAGACATTGGTGCTGATTTAGTAGATGCTGATTTATTTATAGTAGATGATGGAGCAGGCGGAACTAACAGAAAAGTAGCAGCGTCTAGAATTAAAACTTATGTTGGTGGTGGTACATCATGGCAAGCAGTTAAAACAGGAAACTTTACAGCTACAGCTGGTCAAGGTGTATTCTGTAATACAACAAGTGCAGCATTTACTTTAACATTACCTGCAGGAAGCATTGGTGATGAAGTTTCATTTATTGATTATGCAAGAACATTTGATACTAACAATTTAACAATTGCTGCTAATGGTTCAGAAAAAATTCATGGTTCTACAGACGATTTAACAATTGCAACAGAGGGTGCAGCTAACACTTTAGTATTTACAGACTCTACTCAAGGTTGGTTATTGAAGAGTAAATAATGGCTAATTATAAAGGTATACATGGAGGCACTGTCCAAAACTTTGCAGGAGATCCTGGTAATGCTATTAATGGTCAAGTATGGTATGACAAAGCCGCAGCAGCATTTCAATATGCAAAAGTTACTACAGCAGCAAGTTGGTCTACTGGAGGAAATTTAAATACTGCAAGAGGATATATTACAGGTTTTGGAAATCAAACAGCTACATTAGCGTCTGGAGGATATACAACCACTTCACTTGTAGTTAATGAATCATATAATGGATCTAGTTGGACTGAAGTTAATGATTTAAACACTTCTGCACAAGGTCGTGCAGGAGGTGGTTCATCAACATCTGCTGTAATTTGCGGTGGAAGACTTGGACCTCCAGGTTATACTGGTAATTCAGAAGAGTGGAATGGAACTTCTTGGTCAGAAGGAAATGATTTAAATGGAGCAAGAAATACTCACGCGGGCACGGGTGTTAGCAGTGATGCAGCTATAGTCACACAAGGATCAAATCCAGGATCATATCCTCCAAGAGGACAAACAGGAGCAACAGAAGTTTACGATGGTTCTAGTTGGACAGAGGTAAATGATTTAAATACAATAAGAAGTAGTGGATCAACATCAGGTACAAGTACAGCTGCTTTAACAATTTCAGGTATACACCCCGGTCTTTCTCCGGTAACTAGAGCAGAGACTGAATCTTGGAATGGTACATCATGGACGGAAGTTAATGATATGAACAGTGGTAGATATAGCACTGCAGCTTTTGGAACAACAACAGCGACAATTGCAGGTGGAGGAAGCCCACCTGATACAGCAACAGAAACAGAATCTTGGAATGGTACAAGTTGGACTGAAGTTAATGATTTAAATGTTGGTAGATATCGAGTAGGATATGGACCCACTGGAACATCTACTTCAGGAATATGTATAGGTGGTAGAACCGATGCTTATGTGGCAAACGTAGAACATTGGTCAGGCGCTGGTACAACAGCTTTTACAGTTTCAACAACTTAATAAGGAGGAAACTATGGCAAAAACATATCAATACTGCGTAGCAGAAAACTGGGGAAAAGGATTTATTGATCACGATGAATCTCATAGAATAACTTTTAAAAGTTATCCTGGTGATGTTTGGCAAATACCCGCATATAGTAAACATGGTAATCTTTGGATTGCTAAAGTTGCAGGTGCTGTTAAAACTAAAGATCAAGCTCAATCTATCGTTACTGATAAAGTAAATGGATATAAAACAGCTTGGGATAATGATAATGTTGATGGCGAATCATCTGATGAAAAAATTGAAAGATTAGGTGCAAGGCCAACTGATATTACATTGGAGGAATAAAATTTAAATGTCTGATTACAAAACCATTCATGGGACTACAATTAAAAACTATTCTACTGATCCCGATAATCCAATTGAAGGACAAGTGTGGTTTGATGAAACTGCCTATGCTTTGCAGTATCAAATACCTAATGTAACTGCAGCTGGAACCTGGAGAACTGGTGGAAACTTAAATCAAGCACGAAGATATCTTGGAGGAGCTGGAACACAAACAGCTGGCTTAGCTATTGGAGGTTATCAACCAGGTCAACCTAATTCAGGTAATTTAGCTCAAACAGAAGAATATAATGGTATTTCTTGGTCGGAGTCTGGTGATTTATCAACTGGTAGATATAATGCAAGTGGTATTGGAACACAAACAGCTGCTTTAGCGGCTGGAGGTCATCCACCTTATTATAATAATACTGAAGAATACAATGGAAGTAGCTGGACTGCAGGAGGAGATTTAAACACTGGAAGAATGGGCCACGCAGGTAATTTTGGAAGTCAAACAGCAGGAATAATGGCTGGAGGTTTTGTACCTCCAGGTGAAACTGGAACAGATATAGTAGAATCTTATAATGGATCTGCTTGGACAGAAGTTAATGATTTAAATGCAGCTAGAGGATATGCTGGAGGATCTAATCAATCTCCATCAACAGATGGTGTAATTTTTGGAGGAGGTACAGCACCAATGAATGGTAATCTAAAAAATGAAACAGAAACTTGGAATGGAACTTCATGGACAGAAGTTGCTAATTTAAATTCAGGTAGATGGTCTCTTGGAGGAGGTGGAACTAGTTCGACATCTGCTGTAGGTTTTGGTGGAGCTCCTTATTCTGGAAAAACAGAACAATGGAATGGGACTGCATGGTCAGAACAAAATGATTTAGCGGCAGGAAGAAATTATTTATCAGGATGTGGAACAACAAGTGCAGCTTTAGCTTTTGCAGGTGAACCTGGTCCTGGAGCAAGTCCTACAACATCAACAGAAGAATGGACTACTGACGTACCAATTGGTGCTTGGGCTACTGGCACTGCTATGAACACAGGAAGAAGAACTTTAGGAGGAGATGGAACTTATCTATCTGCTTTAGCTTTTGGTGGAGAAGTAGCACCACCAGCGCCTTCTCATAAAGATGAAACAGAGTCATGGAATGGATCAAGTTGGACAGAATTAAATAATTTAAATACTGCTAGAAAATTAATGGCTAGTGCAGGTGGCCCTGCATCCGCTACAGCTGCATTATGTGTTGGAGGAGAAGCTCCTATTACAGCTAGTAATGAATCTTGGAATGGATCAGCGTGGACTGAAGTAGGAGATTTAAATAGTGCTAGAAGTCAATTTTCAGGTGCAGGAACAACAAGTGCAGCAATAGCATTTGGTGGAGAAGCCCCTGGTGGTGTTACAGCAATTAATGAATCTTGGAATGGATCGGCATGGACTGAAGTAGGAGATTTAAACACAGCAAGACAAGCTCATGCAGGTGCAGGAATTGTGTCTACTGCTGTATTAGCTTTTGCAGGAGCTCCATCCGTAGCAAAAACAGAATCTTGGAATGGATCAGCTTGGTCTGAATTAAATGATATTAATACATCTAGAAGTTTTTTTTCTGGAGCAGGAGTACCAACTGGAGCTTTAGCTATGGGACAACCAGCTATAACAGAAGATTGGAATGGAACAAGTTGGGTAGAAGTTGCAGATTTAAACACAGGAAGAGATGGAATGGCTGGCGCTGGAGCAACGAGCACCAACGCTATAATTTTTGGCGGTGCTCAACCTGGACAAACAACAGTTGAAGACTGGAGCGGTACAAGCGTTGTAAATAAAACTTTAAATACGAGTTAATATGGCAGAATACAAAGACATACACGGAACTAATATTGAAACTGTAACATCAGATCCATCAAATCCTATTGTTGGACAAATGTGGTATAATTCAACTTCTAGAACATTAAAAGGTTTTATACTTTCAGCTGCTTCTTGGGCAAGCGGTGGAAACTTTAATGCTGATGGTCACTTTCAAGCTGGAGGAGCTGGAATACAAACAGCTGGTTTAATTACTGGTGGAGGAAGCACGTGGCCTGGAGTAGGATTAATTGCTGATACAGAAACTTATAACGGAAGTTCTTGGACTGAAGTAAATAATTTAAATTCATCTAAAAGAAATATGAGTGGTTTAGGTTTAACAACTGCAGCTTTAATATGTGGGGGAGGACCACCTGCTAAAGTAGATACAGAAACATGGAACGGTACTAGTTGGACTGAAGTAAATAATTTAAATACTGCTAAAGATAATAATCCTGGAGTAACTGGAATTTTAACAGCGGGAATAGCTTTTGCTGGTGAAGGATCACCAGGTGCAAAAATTACAAATGCAGAAACATTTAATGGAACTAGTTGGACTGAAACTGGAGATTTAAATACTGGAAGACACTCTTTAGGAGCGGCAGGCACATACACTGCTTGTTTAGGTTTTGGAGGCGCTGCAGATTCACCAGCGGACGGTGGTGAAGTAGAATCTTGGAATGGAACTAGTTGGACTGAAATTGCTGATTTAAATACTAATGGTAGAGAAGGTGTAGCTGGTTTTGGATCACAAACATCTGCTTTAGCTTCTGGTGGAAGCACGGTTAATGTTGAATTATGGAATGGTTCTTCGTGGTCAGAACAAAATAATTTACCTGCAGTTTTATCTAATATGGGTCCAGCACAAAACAGTCCGGGATCACTTGGTATGGTGGCAGGTGGTTTTTATGGTCCTGGTATTAATGTTGTTCAAACTACTTATGAATGGACTGGTGAAGTACAGTCAACAGTAACTTTTGACGTATCTTAATACTTTACAAGTGTTTTTAAAAAGTATATATTAACAAAAATGGAGAAAGACATGAAAAAAGATATTAAAGATCTTATACAAAAAGAAGAGAATAACTTAAACAATTTGTTAGAGCCAACAGATCTATCCGATTTTAAAAGTATGGTAGACGAGCTTCGAGATACATGGACCAAGAAACAAATGTTTAGAACAGAAACTGAAGCAAGGTTTTCTGTATTACAAGACAATCGTTATCCAACTAAAGCTGCAAAGTATTGGCAGTGTGTTAGAGAACAATCAAGTTATTTAGACAATCTTATGGCTTTGTCTTTTGATTATAGAAGAAATGATGCAAAAATTAAATGGTTAGAAAAAAAATTAGATACAGAAAAAGATGAATATAAGTTAAGTAAATATGAAATAGATTTAGATGAGTGTCGTTTTGGTAAAGCTTCCATGGAAAAAGTTGCAAGACATAGAATGCGTGAAATTAAAATGTGGTCTAAATTAAAAAAAGAATTTAATGATGGATCATTTAATGATCAAGATGTTAATCAACACCAATTAGAATCATATGGTTTAATGTACGCTGGAAAATCAAGAGCAATAAATGATCATACTTCAGAAGCAGAAAGATTTAATATTTTAGGACAACTTCAATCTTTACAAAGAATTAAAAAATCAGGTGAACTAGAAAATAAAACTGAAAAAAAAGAAGAACTTCCAAAATATGGAAAGCCAAACTCTTAAATTTGATTTTGTATTCTTAGGTCAATGTGTTTTAAAATACCAAGTTCCTTTGGATATTTTTACTACAATAAATTCATTATATGAAAGTAATATTAATAATCTACATTCAGCTAATAAACAATTAGTTGGCAAAATAGAAAATGAACATTCTTTATTTTATAGTGGAAAAGATGAATCTAAAATTAAAAGACATAATGTGTTACCTTTAAATATTACAGATTATTTTATGTCCGTTTTTAAACACTATTTAACATTTAATAAAATTAAAGATTATGATTTACATTTAAATTCTATTTGGGTTAATGAAATGAAAAAGCACGAGTATAATCCTACACATGTTCATAGAGGTATGTTATTTACAGGTTTATCTAGTGTAATGATTTTAAAATTACCCTCAACATATGGTAAAGAATATTCAGCGTCTAATATACCACAGAATGGTAGACTACAAATATTAGGAGCTGCGAATGGTCAGTTTGCAAAAATAGATTATCAACCACCAATGAACCTTAGAGATTTTTATGTTTTTCCATATGATATGAGGCATTGTGTTTATCCTTTTAATGGAACCGATGAAATTAGAAGAACACTTGCTGCAAATTGTGATGTTCAATTTGATCCAATACAAAATAGAGGTGCCGCATGATAACAGAACCACGTTGGAAATCTTATATTGTTGAAACAACACAACCAATTTTTACACCAAAACAATGCCAAATGATTATTGATGCAGGAAGATCTCAACCTAAAATAAAAGCAAAGGTAGGAGAAGATAAAAGTGTTAAAGGTGGGGTCTTAAATACTAAAACAAGAACTTCACATATTAGTTGGATACCATTTAAAAATATGCCAGATATGTATCGAGATATAGAAAGAATAATGAAACAAACTAATGGTAATCATTTTGGTTTTGAAGGAATGCAAATAACAGAAAATGCACAGTATACAGAATATCCAGAAGGTGGGTTTTATGATTGGCATGTTGATAATGATGTTAATATGTCTAATGAACCACCTGTTAGAAAAATATCTATGACTTGTTTATTATCTCCTGAAACAGAATATGTGGGAGGAGATTTAGAATTAATGACTGAAAGTAAAATTGCAAAAATTAAACAAGGACACGCTATATTTTTTGCCTCTTTTATTAGACATAGAGTTACACCGGTTATACAAGGTAATAGAAAATCTTTAGTGATGTGGTTTGGAGGACCTCCTTTTAAGTAATGTTTAGAGAACTGTATTTTCCAACACCTATTTATATTGCAGATATAAAACACCCAACTCTTAATCAAGAGTTAGAAAGAGACATTGTAGCTTGGGCAAATAAAGACAAAGGTATTAATAGAACTAATATTAATGGTTGGCATTCAGAAACTAATATGAGTGAACTACCTGAGTATCATAAATTAGTTAAATTGTTATATGAATCACAAAGAACTATATATGAACAAGAACATTTAGATAGTGAACCTTATTTAGGAAACATGTGGGCAAACATTAATCCACCTGGCGGAATGAATAGAGCACACATACATCCAAATTCTTTATGGTCTGGCGTTTATTATATTAAAGCTGAACCTAACTCTGGTCATTTAAAAATAGATGATCCAAGAGCTGCAGCATCAATGTGTAGGCCAAGACAAAAACCAGGACAGTCTCCTGTTAGATTATGGAGAGAAACACATTTTGAACCTAAAGCAGGTAGATTAATTATGTTTCCTTCTTGGTTAACTCATGCTGTTGATCCAAATGAATCTAATGATATAAGAATATCAGTATCATTTAATTTTATGCAAAAGTGTATGGTAGTATAATGTTTCAAACTAAAAAATATCAAGTTATTAAAAAAGCTGTGTCTTACGAATTAGCTAATTTTATATTTAATTATTTTTTACTTAAACGTGATGCTGTTGATTTTATGTATAAAAATAACATTCATTCGCAATCTAGTTTGTTAGGAACTTGGTCTGATAAACAAGTACCTAATACTTATTCTAGTTATGGTGATTTTGTAATGGAAACGTTGATGATGAAAGTTTTACCAACTATGCAAAAAGAAACAGGATTAAAATTAGTTCCAACATACTCTTATGCTAGAGTATATAAAAAAGGAGATATATTAAAAAGACACAAAGATAGACCTAGCTGTGAAATATCTACTACAGTGCATTTAGGTGGAGAGCCTTGGTCTATATTTATAGATGGCACAGGTCAAAATAATGTAATAGATGAGTACAAAAATATACATAAACCTAATGCTCCAAAAGGTACAGAAGTCTTGCTTGATGTTGGCGATATGCTAGTATATAGTGGATGCGATTTAGAACATTGGCGAGAGCCATTTGAAGGAAACATATGTGGTCAAGTATTTTTACATTACAATCATGTAAATGGCCCATTTGCTGATAAAAATATATTTGATGGAAGACCGATGTTAGGTATTCCTAAATTAAAATAATGAAGCTATATGTTACAAAAAGTAAAATTTGCACCTGGATTTAATAAACAAGTTACTGGAACTGGCGGTGAAGGTCAATGGATTGAAGGTGATAATGTTAGATTTAGATATGGAACGCCTGAAAAAATAGGTGGTTGGGCACAACTAGGTTCAGTAGATTTAACAGGACGTAACACAGCAATTCATCATTTTGTTAATGCTAGTGGTATTAAGTTTGCAGCTTTAGGAACAAATAGAATTTTATATGCATACTCTGGTGGTATTTTTTATGACATTCACCCAATTAAATCTACTACAACTTTAACATCAGCTTTTTCTACAACAAACGGATCCGCAACTGTAACAATAACTTTTGCATCAGCACATAATATAAACAAAGGTGATATTATTTTATTAGACAATTTTACATCTATAACAAATTCTGATTTTACTTCTTCTAATTTTGACGACAATAAATTTCAAGTAACAACCATACCAACAAATACTACACTAACTGTTACCATGGCATCTAATGAAACTGGATCGGGAGCAAGCACATCTGGTGGTATTAGAGTTAAACATTATTATCCTGTTGGACCAGCAGTTGAAGTTGCAACAACAGGTTGGGGCCTTGGATCATGGGGTGGTGTTCAACAAGGACAATTTACATCTACCTTATCATCAGAAATTAACTCTAGTGTAACATCATTAACTATGGCTAGTTCAACTTCGTTTGCATCATCAGGTACTGTATTAATTGGAAATGAGTTAATAACTTATACTGGAAACAGTGGTGGAACTTTATCTGGATTAACAAGAGGTGCAAAAGGAACAACAGCTGCAACGCATTCGTCAGGTGCAACTGTAACAGATGCCTCTAATTATTTTGCATGGAATGGTGCAACATCTGGAGATATTGTAACAGCACCAGGACTATGGTCATTAGATAATTTTGGTAATAAACTTATTGCAACAATTAATGGTGGAGAAACATTTGAATGGGATTCTGATCCAACAGGTGCAACAGAAACAAGAGCAACTATACTTGCTAACGCACCAACATCATCATCTTTTAGTTTAGTATCTACACCGGATAGACACTTAATATTTTTTGGAACAGAAACAACTATTGGTACATCTTCATCAAGAGATGAAATGTTTATACGGTTCTCGGACCAAGAATCTATTAACGAAACAACATCATATGCACCTAGTGCAACTAACACTGCCGGCACACAAAGATTAGCAGATGGATCAAAAATTATAGGAGCTATTAGAGGTAGAGATGCTATTTATATTTGGACAGACACCGCGTTATTTATTATGCGTTTTGTTGGTGCACCTTTTACTTTTTCATTTCAACAAGTTGGTACAAACTGTGGATTGATCGGACAGAATGCAGCTGTTGAGGTTGATGGATCTGCATATTGGATGTCAGAAAATGGTTTTTTTAGATACACAGGTAAACTAGAATCACTACCATGTTTAGTTGAAGATCATGTTTACGATGATATTAATACAATTCCAAAACAACATATCAATGCAGGACTGAACAATTTGTTTGGAGAAGTTATGTGGTTTTATCCCAACTCTGGATCAGGAACCGTAAATAGGATGGTGTGTTATAATTATTTAGATTCAACACCAGAACGACCGGTGTGGACCACAGGAACATTAGCTAGAACTTCTTGGCAAGACTCTGCTGTATTTGGTAAACCACACGCAACAGAATACGACGATGACGGCACAACAGCTACAAGTAATAAAGATCATGTTATTGGTTGTACTGATGGCACAACAACATATTATGAACACGAAACAGGATTAGATCAAGTTAAAGAAGGTGCAACTACATCTATTACGGCAAACATACAATCAGGAGATTTTGATATAGGTCAACAAGGACTTGCTGGTGATGGTGAGTTTATGATGAAAATTAGAAGAGTATTACCAGATTTTTTATCACAAACAGGAGATAGTGTTGTTACATTAAATTTAAGAGACTTTCCTAATCAAACACAAGCTAGTTCATCACTTGGACCATTTACTATATCATCTAGTACAAATAAAATAGATACACGTGCACGTGCTAGATCTATATCGTTAAAAGTATCTAATAGTAGCACAAGTCAATTTTGGAAACTTGGTACATTTAGATTAGATATACAACCAGACGGAAGAAGATAATGGCAAGAATAGTACAATCACTTACACAACCATTAGAAGATTACGATCAACAAGTGCAACAATCTTTTGTTAGAGATGTTGATAGTATAGTGCAAAAATTAAATACTTCTTTTCAACAAGATTTAAAAGAAGAAGCAGAAGCGGAGGCTTTTTTCTTTGGCTAATACATTTGTAAATAAAAAGGTAGATTTAACTACTACATCGGCTACGACATTATATACAGTGCCATCAGCAACAACAGCTGTAATTAAATCTATAATAGTGTCAGAAGATTCTGGTAATTCAGATACTATAACAGTAACCATTACAGATACAGCTACTGCTGTATTTAGTTTATTTAAGACTAAATCGATATCTGCTAATGGGACCACGGAACTTTTATCAGCACCTCTTGTGTTACAAGAGAGTGAGATATTAAAAGTAACAGCAGCAACAGCAAATAGACTACATGTAGTGCTATCTGCGTTAGAAATTAAACCTAGAGAAGTTACAACATAGGCTTGATTTACTTGACAAAAACAAGTAATGTAAGAAACCCACAGGTTAAAATCCTGCTTTTAAACTAACATAAAAATTATATGAAAACAGGATTAGAATCATTAGATATAGGCGCGCCAAAAATTACTTACTCAGGTAATGAAGGACCTCAATCACCACAAGAAACTCAACAAAAAATGGCTGAGTTTGAATTACAAGAATACATGGAAGAATTTGAAAAAGTGTTCCCTGAAATGAAAGAACTTAGAGGCACTCAAGAATATATGGATAACTTAGAAGATTATTTTCAAGGACTAGCATCTAAACAAAATGAAGGTATTGGAAATTTAGCAATGGCAGATCCACTACTAGAAGAAGAATATCAAAAGTACGTATTTGAAATGGAAGAACAAGGACTACAACCAATGTCTTTAGAAGAATTTAGACAACAAGCTATGTCAAACATGGCTGATGGTGGAAGAATAGGTTTGTATCAAGGTGGTGGTCCTCATGCTGGTGGTTATGGACCAAGCGGAAGTCAAGGACCTGCAGGTGGTCAATCATCTGGTGGAGATTATGGTGGTGGAAATGATGGTGGAAATAATAACAATAATAATAACGCAAATAGCGGACTTGGTAGACAAGATCAAATGGGTGGTAAACCAGGTTTTACGGCAGCACAGATAAGAGCTGCAGATCCTATTGGATATGGTGGTGGTAATCCTGGTGATAACGTTACTGCATCTCAATTAAAAGAAATAATTAAACAAGAACAAGATTTATTAAATAGACCATTTGAAATAAAAGATACACCAAGTCCTCTTTTAAATATGGGTTTAAAATTATTTGAAGGAGCTCTTTCAAAAGGAGATAAAATAAATAGACAATTTTTTATAGATAAAGTTTTAGGATCTAAAAATTATACTTACTCAGACATACAAAATTTATTAGAAGAGGACGACATTTCAACAATAGAAGATATATATAGTAATTACATGCAAAGTAGAATGGCTGGTACAATAGATGCTTATGGTAATCCAATTGGTGGTGGTGATGGTCCACAACGAATAGCACAAGCAACAGGAATACCCGCAATAAGTTCAGCAGCATTAAATACAACACCAATTAATACTGCAGCTACAACTGCGGCTGCGGCTACATCAAATCCATTTATACCAGCAACAAATTTTAATGAGTATGATGTAGATCAAGCAAATAAAAATACTATGATAGCATTAGGAGTTGATCCTACAATGTTTGCAGCAGACGGCGGAAGAATAGGATATGCTGGTGGTGGAATAGCAGATTTAAGACAAGGATATTTTTTAGGTAAGTTAGTTAAGAAAGCAACAAGAGCAGTTAAAAAAATTGCAAAATCACCAATAGGTAAAGCTGCTTTGTTAGCAGGTGGTGCAGGACTTTTAGGTTTTGGACCTGCTGCAGGATTAAGAAGCACATCTTTAGGAAATTTTTTAATGGGAACTAAAGGTGCTGCAGGACAATTTACAGGAGGATTACTTAGAAAAGCATTTTTAAAAAATCCAGCAACAGCTTTTAGTATGGAAAATATAAGTCCATTTAGAACAATAGGACTTGCATCTTTGTTACCATTTATAATGCCACAAGAAGAAGAAGATAATTTAGATGAATATACAACATCAAGAAGAGGTGATTTTAATCCTTTTGCTGAGTTTGGTGGTGTTAGTGGTCTTAGAAGAAACGTACTAGCAGGTGGTTTAAATCGTGGAGATTTTGCATTTATGGCACCACAATTTTATGCTGCTGATGGTGGATTAGCAGAAAATAGAATGGCTGCATTAAATCAAATTTATGGAATAAATGATGATGATGAAGAACAAAAATTATCAATGGGTGGTAGTGCAGGTTTACCTCCAATAACACAAGCAACAAATACTGTAGATACAAAATCTTTTGGTGATGATGAAACAACAGGTATAGCTCAAGCAACACCACAAAATCAAATGCCTATGCCAATGCCAATGCCAATGAGATCACCAATGATGAGTCCTATGATGGCTAGAAGTATGAACCCTATGATGATGAGAAGTATGAACCCTATGATGATGAGAAGTATGAACCCTATGATGATGAGAAATATGAACTCTATGATGGCTAGAGGTATGCCTATGATGGGTGGTAGAATTATGGCTCAAGAAGGTGGTATGATGATGGCTTCAACACCTGATCCTATGGATGAAGCATTTCAAATGTATAAGGACGCAATTGAAAAAGGTTTATTCAATGGAACTTTTGATGACTTCTTAGAAAAAATTGATGAAATGAGAGACTACGACAAAACTTCAGCTGTACCAAGAATCATGGCTCAAGAAGGTGGGATGATGGACATGGGTGGTATGGAAAAAGATTATAGAAATGAAGGTGGTTTTGTAGCAATTGGTGGCAAAGAAAGAGCAGATGATGTGCCAGCAAGACTATCAAAAAATGAGTTTGTATTTACTGCAGATGCTGTTAGAAATGCAGGAGGTGGAGATATAGATAAAGGAGCAGAGATCATGGAAAACATGATGGAGAATTTAGAAGCAGGCGGTAAAGTGTCAAAAGCATCACAAGGACTTGAAGGTGCTAGATCAATGTTTGCTACACAACAACGATTGGAAGAAGTATTATAATGGCAATAACAGAAACACGAGCATTACCCGCACAGTTTATAGAAGATCTTGGTAAAGATTACGCAACACAATTAACAGCAGCAACAGCTGCACCACTTGATACAAGTAAATTTGCACCATCAATTGCAGGGCAAACAGCATTACAACAAGAAGCAACACAAAGAACTCAAGCAGGTTTAGGTTCTTATCAACCATTTCTTACAGCAGCACAACAAGCAGGAACGACAGCTGGAACTGGTTTAGGTTTAGCACAAACAGGATTAGGAATTGCGGGACAAGAATTAACAGGAGCAGGCACAGCTCTTGGTACAGCAGGAACAACAACTGCAGGTGCACAACCATTTATAGGTGCAGCAGGAACTGGATTAACTCAAGCCGGTACAACATTAGGTGGAGTATCTCCATTTATTAGCGCAGCAGGAACTGGACTTGGAACTGCAGCAGGATTGACTGGAACAGGAGCAGGAACTGGAACAGGATCTATATCTTCTTACATGTCACCATATCAACAACAAGTTATTGATACTACATTATCAGAATTTGATAGACAAGCAGCACAAAGACAACAAGCAATATCAGACCAAGCAGTGGCACTTGGTGGTTTTGGTGGTGGTAGAGAAGGTGTTATGCAATCAGAATACCAAACACAATCAGATAGAAACAGAGCAGCATTACAAGCGCAATTACAAGCACAAGGATTTAGTCAAGCACAAGCTGCTAGACAAGCAGATTTACAAAACCAAATGGCATTGTCACAAGGTCAATTAGGATTAGGTGCAGCTACATCTGGTTTAGCACAACAACAAGCACAATTAGGATTAAATCAATTAGGTTTAGGACAAGCACAATTAGGATTGGGACAAGCACAAGCAGGTCAAGCAGGACAACAAGCGGGTCTGGCAGGTCAAAGAGCAGCATTTGCACAAGCTCAAGCAGGATTAGCTGGTCAACAATTAGGATTAGGACAATTCCAAACAGGATTAGGTTCAGCTTTACAAGGATTCCAAGGAACAGATATTGCAAGAGCGGGTCAGGTGGGCGCCGCAAACCAAGCTCAAGCACAAGCTGTACTAGGTGCACTACAAGAACAAAACAGGTTAGCTGCATACGAACCGTTAGAAAGATTAGGTATCTTCGGTCAAGGTGTAACTGGTCTAATGGGAGGATACCCAGCACAATACCAATTTACATCGCAGCCTAATCCATCTCCACTAGCACAAGCTCTTGGAATAGGATCAACGTTGGGTGGTATCTATGGTAATGTAATGAATCCAGGTAACTAATATGAACAGAACTTTAAGAAGACCAATGTTTAGAATGGGTGGTAACGCTGAAGGTATAACTTCTGGGTTAGATACACCTAAATTAAATGCGTCAAGAGAAAATTTTCAAAATGGTAATACTGACATGGAGTCAAGGTACAATCGTGCTATGGATTTTATTAAATCTAAACAAGCACCTAGAAGAAGTGACTTTAATGATTTTTTAATTAATATGGGACTTGACTTAGTGTCAAGACCAAGATCAGGTAATATATTTTCACAAGTAGCAACATCAGCAAAAGAACCATTTGCACAATTTCAAGCAAGCAAATCAGCAACAAGAAAATCAGATGACGCATTATCGCAAGCTTTAGTCGGTGACATTATGGAACAAATGTCAGAAGAAGAAATTGCAAGAATTAAAAACAAAGGTGGTCAAGATGATTTTATGTTTGAAAGACAACAACAAGAATATACAAAATTAATACAACAACAAAGACAATTAGAAAAAGAATTAGAAAAAGCAGGAAAATTTGTAGGTCCTGCAGAAAAAGGTGCACCACAAATTGCACCGGATCAAGCAAAAATTAAAAATATAGAACAACAATTAGAAGACAATGCAAAACTACAAGCATTGTATACAGGAGCAGAAGACGATGCAACTAGAAAAGCTTTATTACAAGCAATAGGTGCTGGTCAATATACTTTTGAAGATTTAATTATATACGATCAAACAGGTAAATTACCGGTAGACGAAGATTTTGCAAAAGGTGGTAGAGTAGGATTACAGATAGGTGGAGACGTGATGCCTGAAACAATGCCCACGGACCAAGGACCTGTGCAAGCTAGTCCAACACAAGATTTAACTTTTGAAGAATTAAGAGCAAGATTACCTCAAACCATAACAGATGATATTGTAACTTTAATTGCAAGCAGTGAACAAGCATTAACTGACTTTGCAAATATACAAACACAACAAGACGTTAACTCATTCAATCAAAAATACGAAGTAAATCTGCAATTACCAGCGGAGGCGTAATGGCTTCTAACCAACCGTTTAAAAAGAAAAAATTAGAATACAACGTTGATCAAAGCACCGTTGATAAAATTTTAAAAAAAAGATTTGGCACAGAAAAAAAACCTAAAAAGTTTACTTGGAAAGGTTTAATGCAATCTTTATCTGTATTAGAAACTAATCCATTTGATCCAATAAAACTACAAAGAATTAGAGATTTATCAGAAGGCAGTAAGGCTGAAGAAAAAGATTATATAGATACATTTGAAGATTTAGAAAAAGGATTTTATTCTGGTGCACAAAAACTAGGTTATGCAGTAGGTGATCTTGCAACAGCTGGTATAGATTTAACTGTAGGTAGATTATTTGATACTAATCTTAATGAAAAACTTACAGAAGTTTATGAAGATAATAAATTAAAAGAACCAGAAGCTTTAACAGGTAAATTAGTTGAAGTATTAACTCAATACGGTGTTCCTAGTAGTGCAGCTATTAAAATTACTAATAGACTTAGAAAATTGTCTATGGTTTCTAAAGCTAAAGGTGCATCAGCAGCGGTTCTTGGATCTGGTATAACTAACATAGCATCTAAATCTGGTAATATGGCAACTATTTTTGGAATTACAGATTTTTTAGCCAGTGAACCTGGTAGAGGAAACATAGTTTTAAAAGAATTTGATACAGAAGGTTTGTCAGGTCGTGATTTAGCAGCGGCAAGATTTAAAAACAGGTTGAGATTTGGTGCAGAAGGTTTTGCTATTGGTCTTGGTTTTAGTTTGTTAGGTAAACCTGCATCTCTTGGATTAAAATATGGTATTATGAAACCAACAGGTCTAGGATTAAAATATGGTGTTGGTCCTGTTGTATCTGGTGCATCTTATTTGTTATCAAAAGATCCAATAGTCATACCAACTATATCAAAAAAATTAAAACAAGGAACACAATATAGTTTAGAAAGAATTATTGCACCTATGCTTGTAGGTAAAGCACCTATTAAAACACAATTGCCTGAATTTAGTAAATGGAGAATGTTTTCTGTAAACTCTGACGATCCATTAAAAAGAAGAGTAAAAAAATTAGATAATGTTTTATCATGGTTTAGATCTGTTGGTAAAAACACAGCACAACAATTTACATTATCAACAAGAGCAGCAAGAGAAATAAAAGGAAGATCTAGAACTATAGAAAAATATTTAGAATCTATTGAAAAACGAACTTATGATTTAGCTAAATCAAATAAAGATTTATACAACACAAAAACAACATCTCCATCAAGTCAAAAACATTATTTAGATCAAACATTAAGTTATCTACAAGGTAAAACAAGATTAAATCAATTACCTAGTTTAGTACAAGATAGTGCTAAAAATTTAAATGCAGAATTATTAAAAATTAAAAAATCTTTTGCTGGAATGTTACCAGAGAGTGAACTTAAAAAATATATGTTAAAAAATATTAGCACATACATGCGTAAATCTTTTTCTATATTTACAGACCCTACATTTAAACCAGATAAAAAAGTATTTGATGGTGCTGTAGATTACATGGTTAATCTTGTAAAAAATAATAGAGATTTAAGAAAAGCAGCGTTAGATGAACCTGCATTTAAATCTTTTAAACCTGATGTTAGAATAAGAAAAAACGCTGAACAATTAGTTAAAAAAATATTACAAGATGGTAAAACTAATAATGGTGACCCTTTAGATTTTTTACAAAGAGTTTCTAAAAAACAATTAAGATTAAAAGATATTATAAGAACAGGAGAAGAATTACCTGATGCAATTAAAAAATTATTAGGAGAAGAAAATAATTTAAAAGCATCCGTATTTACTACAACTTCACATGCAATAACACAGTCAACAAATAAAAAATTAATGGATCGTATTGCTGCGTTAGGTATAAAAGAAGGGTGGTTATTTAAAGATGAAGCAAGAGCAAATGCAAGAGGTATATTAGATGCACAAAAAATAGGCAATGTACCCGGTTTAGGTTTTTTATCATCTAGACTATCAAAACTACATGCATCAAATGATATTGTACAAGCATTTAGAGGAACACCTGGTAAACTAGATGAGCTTATACAAAGTAATGCATACAGAGCAATACTACAATTAAAAGTTGCCACACAGTTTGGTAAAACTGTATTATCTCCAGCAACACAAGTTAGAAACGTTACATCAGCAAGTTTATTTCCATTAGCAAATGGACATATAGGTGGCGGTGCATCTGTTACTGAGGCATTTAGAATGACATTAGATGATATATTTGGTGCAGGAAAAGTTTTAAATGAAAAAGTATTAATTGATAAGATAGAAGATAAAATTAGAAGAGGGGTGTTAGATGAAAACATTGTAGCATCAGAGCTTGGAGCCGTTCTTAAAGACATTAAAAAAGGATCTGTAAATTCATTAGATGGTTTATATCTTAAGTTAACAAATGGTAAATTTATGAAAGGAGCAACACGTATTTATGCTGGTGGTGATAACGTTTGGAAGTGGTTTGGTGATGAGTATGTACAATCACAATTAAAAAATACATATAAAGATTTAAATTCAATTAAAAAATGGTTTCCTGAAATACAAGGACAAGAATATGTTGCAAGAGATTTGTTTACTAATAAATTAAAAACATATGATGATGCAATAAAAGAAGCTGCAGCGTGGTATATAAGAAACACTTATCCAACATACAGTAAAGTTCCAGAAGCAATTAAAGCAATAAGAAAATTACCGTTTGGTAACTTCGTATCGTTTCCTGCAGAAATGATAAGAACAACATTTAATATTATGAATATAGCAGCAAAAGAAATATCATCTAGTAATCCTCTTTTAAGACAAATAGGTTATAGAAGAATGATAGGTGCTTACACTGTTTTAGGTGGCGCAGGAACAGCAGCAGTTAACATTGCATCAGAGTTATCTGGTGTAACTATGGAAGAACTAGAAGCATATAAAAATTCATTTGCAGCAGATTGGAATAAAAATTCTATATTATTACCAATTGATAAATGGAAAAAAGGACAAGGGAAAGCAATAAATTTTTCATACTTTAGTCCATACGATGTTGTGCAAAAACCATTTGAGGCGTTTATGAAAACTTTACATGATGGTAAAACAAGAACTAATAAAGATTGGGATGACATAACAATGAACGCTTTTGCAGAATCACTTGGCGAAATATTTAGTTCATTTGTATCTGAGCCTTTAGGTTATGAAAGAATTATTGATGTATTACCAAGAGGATTTTTTGGTAGAGGCGGCACTAAAAAAGCAGGTGGTTCTGTTTATTCTGAAGACACAGATGATATTGGAACTAAAATGTATAAAAGTTTTACACATTTTGCAGAGGGTATTGAACCAGGTGTTTTAACAACAGGAAAAAAAATAGTTGGTGCTATAGATCAAGATTTAAAACCTGGTGGTCAACCATTAAGTTTAAGAGATGAGGCACTAGCATTATTTTCTGGTGTTAGAATTATAAATGTTGATGTGCCTAGAAGTTTTAACTACAAAATGACTGACTTTAGAAGAAAAAAATTATCTGTAACTAAAGCAGAAAAATTTTATAATTTAGAAAATGCAGTTGATAGAGGTGGTGATGAGTACATAAAAGAATTTGAAAACATACAAGAAGAAATGTTTAAAGTACAACAAGAATTTTATAACGTGTTAAAAGACGCATCTGCATTAGGTCTAACAAAACAAGATATAAGAAAACTTATGAAACGTAGAGATTTTAGTAATAGAGAAATTAACACTTTATTTAGAGGCAAGTTTACGCCGTTTAAAGTATCAGACTCTTTAATGCAAAAAAGACTTAGAGATCTTAAAAAAGCGTATCCTAACGAAATTATTAATAAAGATTTCTTTTATCCAAGAAAAGATTTTAATAGAGTTATGAGAAAATATAGAAATAAATCTTTAAAAGTTGAACAACCAGAAGAAGATGAAACATCTATATTTAATAAAATAACAGATGCAATAATATCACCAGCAGGTTCAGCAGAAATGGAACAACCAATTTTAAATAATAATCAAAAAATAGAAACACCACCATTACCTGATACACCTATGCCAAATAGACAAATGTCAACACTTCCAAGTTTACAAAAAAATCCAGTAACAGGCTTGACAAGAACGGAGAGTGCATTACTATCACCAACTGAACAAGTAATTGCTAGGAGAACATAATGGCTAGAAAAGACGAAGCATTACAAAAAATTGAATCACATGAAAAGCTTTGCAGGATAATGCAAAAGCAAACTCATGATAAAATACATTCTATTGAAACTCAAATACAGAGAATAGAAAGTATATTATTAATTACTTCTGGTGCATTGATCAGCGGTTTGATCTATGTTATATTTCAACTAATCACAAAATAAAATTTTTTATGCAACTTTCAAAACATTTTAAACTTGAAGAGATGACAAAGTCGATGACAGCGACGCGTAAAGGTATTGACAACTCACCAGGAGCAGGTGATATTAAAAATTTAGAGAATGTATGCTATGAAATACTAGAGCCGGTTCGTGCACACTTTGACAAACCAATTACAGTGACATCAGGGTATCGTTCAGAAGCGCTTTGCGAGGCTATAGGTTCAAAAAAAACCAGCCAACATGCTAAGGGCCAAGCGGTAGATTTTGAAATAGCAGGCGTGCCTAATATTCAAACTGCATATTGGATTCAAAATAATTGTGACTTCGATCAATTGATCCTCGAGTTTTACAAAAAAGACGACCCCGCGGGAGGCTGGGTCCACGTGTCTTATAATGAAGCGGGAGCCAACAGAAAACAAGTTCTTACTTACGACGGGAAAAGCTACGAAAACGGACTACCGGAAATGAAATGGTCTGGTGGAAAAGTCGTAGGATAAAAAATTCTAGCGCGCTACGCGTATAGTCCTACTAAATCCATGATTTAAGTTGTTCACCCAATACTTCAGAAGCTATATTTATTTTTTTTCTTAATGCTTTGACTATCTTTTCATCAACAGTATTTTCAGCATTTATATCTACGTAAGTTACAGGTTTTTTCTGTCCAACACGGTGTGCTCTATCTTCTGATTGTAAACGTTTTTCTAGGTCATATCCGTTAGAATAGTAAATTACGGTGTTTGCAGCTGTCAAAGTTATCCCATAGCCGCCCGTAGAAGGCGTTCCAATAAAGAATCGACACTTAGGGTCCTCTTGAAAACGCTTAATATTGTCTTGCCTTTCTTCTTTTGGAGTTAATCCATAGTAGTCAACAAAAGATCCTGGACCATATTCATTATTAATAGCTTCTATAATTTTATGAATGTCATATTGATAGTGAGCCCATATAATAGCTTTACCCTCTAAATCTTCTAACACACTCATTAATTCATCAATTCTATTATTTTTAATAGATTGTATAGCACCATTATCATCTGTAAAATGACCACAAGTTATTTGTTGTAATCTCATTAATTGTGTCAAAGAATTTTTTGTACTAGATACTTTTCCTTGCAATATAGCTAAAGCTTGTTCTTTCATTTGTTCGTACAATTTAAATTGATCTGGTGTCAGTTGTATTTGACGTTTGATAAATATTTTATCTGGTAAATCTAGACAATCTTCTTTTAACACACGATAAGAAAAATTTTTAAGAGTGTCAGACAACTCACTTAAATTTTTAAATTTATCTACAACTTGTATTGATCTGCCATGTGCGTGCATAGTTTTCATTTCTGCATACCTGTTTCTAAATGCATAATAAGAAGAAAAATCTAAAAGATAAGAATCTAAAAACTCACATTGACTATATAAATCTAATGGGTTTTTAGTAACAGGAGAACCTGTCATAATACGTCTGTATTTAGCTTGTTTTGCTAAATCTACAATGTTTTTTGTGCGTTTAGCACTAGGATTTTTTATTGTAGTAGACTCATCAATAGCCATTAATGTATTATGTGATCGTAAAAATTTTTCTGCAAATTTTTTACCTTTTTCTGTGCTAAAAGCTTCAACGTTCATAATTAAAATATGTAAAGCCGTTTCTACCTCAAATAAAGTTTCTAGTTTTTGTTGTTGTTTTTTGTTTATATTTGGCTGCCACAATACAGTCACATTTTCTATGTGACTTGGTAAATGCGTAGGTAATTCATTACTATACCAAGTGCCAACAACACCTTTTGGTGCTACAATTAAAGCGCCATCTAGTTTACCTTTATCGTAAAGCATAGACATGTTATCTATTAATACTTTTGTTTTACCTGTACCCATTTCCATAAAATATGCATAGGTTTCTTTGTTCCATGACTTTTCTAAAGCAGTCATTTGATGCTTGTATGGTTTTGTTTTAAATTTATAGTTCATAGTTTTTCTTCTTTCTAGTTGACAAGATAACATTTATAACTATATTGTCAAGCATGAAAGAAAATAAAGTTTATGTAATTCAAGAAGTTGCTGGAACACAATCAGGCGCACCAAAAATTAACATTATGGGTGCTGCAAAATATGGTAAGTTTGAATTTTTACTACCAGAATTTTCACAAATAATATTTTCTCCTGGTCCATTAATTTTTAAATTACGAAAAGGATTAAAAAATTTTACGACAGAAGATTATTTATTATTGACTGGTGATCCCGCAATTATTGGTGTAGCATGTTCTATAGTTTCTGACATGACAAATGGTAAATTTAATTTACTTAAATGGGATAAACAAGAAAGAGCATATTATCCTATTGAAATTAATCTATACGAGAAAGGAGAAATTGATGCCAATTGATTTCGAACAAGACCAAGAAAATGTTTTGCAAAAAACAACCAACATACAAACACTTGCAGATCAAGTAGAAAAGTTAGAGGATTTAAACAAACGACTTGAACTACAAGAAGAAAATATAAAAAATACAAAAAAACAAATTGATAATATATCTGGAGAGGTAATTCCAACCATGATGTCTGAGATGGGTTTATCACATCTTAAACTTATGGATGGATCTTCTGTAGATGTAAAACCAAATTACAGCGCAAGCATCACTATTGCAAATAGAGAGGCAGCGTTTGGATGGCTTCGTAACAATGGACTAGGAGATATAATCAAAAATGAGATATCCGTATCTTTTGGTCGTAACGAGGATAACA